TTCTATTCCGATCGCTGTGTATAAGTTTAGTGACATGACTGGACAGCGTAAGCCAGCTCAGTCGTTTGCTAGTTTGAGTTCTGCCGTGACACAGGGCGCAGAGGTGTTTCTCATCAAGGCGCTTCAAGACGCTGGAAATGGAAACTGGTTCAGGGTAGTTGAGCGAGTTGGTCTTGAGAATCTTGTAAAAGAACGACAGATCATTCGTAGTCAGCGTGATCTATACGAGAAAGAAGAAGCGAAGCCGCTGACGCCGCTGATTGTAGCTGGTGTAATGATTGAAGGCGGGATCGTAGGATATGATAGTAATATAGGAACTGGCGGTGTTGGTGCTCGCGTTCTAGGGATAGGAGCGAGTCAAGAATATCGCAAGGATGAAGTGACTGTTGTTCTCAGACTTGTTTCTGTAAACACAGGCGAAGTGTTATTATCTACAGGCGCATCTAAGACCATCCTGAGCACGAGCGCGGGAGCAAATCTGTTTAAGTTCGTAGATCTAGGAACGAAATCTGTAGAGTTTGAAGCTGGCGCGACTGTTAATGAGCCGACAACATATGCGGTTCGTGTTGCTACTGAAACAGCAGTCGCCGATATGATACGAGAGGGAGCAAAGAAAAAGCTCTGGAAATTTAGAACAAAGGGGAAATAAATGCGCATAGCAAGACTGACAGCGTTTTTGTCATTCTTGATTATGTCACAGTATGCAAACGCCGCGAGCAATAATATCTACGTTGATCAAATTGGAAGTGGATCAACTATAACACTGACGCAAACTGGTACAGGCAACGCGATAGGTAGCACAACAAAAGCTGCTACTGTAAATGGTGATAATAATACGATTACAGTTGAACAGATCGGGAATACAAACACCATGGCGCTTGATGTAGGCGGCACTGGTGCAACTGTAACAACGACTATAACTGGTAACAGCAACGTGATTGACGTAGCTTGCGGTGCGGGATCTGGCACTTGCAGCACATCTACAATCACAAACACGATAACTGGTGATGGCAACACGCTCACACAATCGAGCGCGAACTTGATTGATTCGACTGTTACGATTGATTCAAATAACAACACAGTCAGTGTCACGAATACTTCTACAGCTATTCTTGGTGCAAAGACTGTAATTGATATTTCTGGTGGCGACTCAAACAACGTTGGTGTAACGCAAGCCGGTGTTGCTTCAACAAATGGTCATGATGTTGGATTGACAATCGTAGGCGCGACTAATGTTGTAGATATCAAACAGGGTGGAACAGTTGATAGCAAAGTCGTTTCTAACATCACTGGTTCTGGTAATACTCTCACTATCAAGTCCAACCATCCTTAAGGCTGAAGTTGGTAAGGTAACGGAGCAGACAGGACCGACCGAAATAAAACGAAGCGCACAGATGATTCCCAGCGCATTGACGCTGGGGGTCGAGATGAATGATATCATAACAACAGCAAATGCTAAAGCTGGTATTACATTCAAAGACGAAACCAAAGTACAGATCACAGAACATTCTAAGCTCGTGATCGACAACTTCGTTTATGACGGCGAAAAGAAAACAGGCAAACTTGGTATCAAGATGGCGCTTGGTACTATCAAATACGCTTCCGGTCAGATAGCAAAGAACGACCCACAACAAGTTGTAGTGACTACGCCGACAGCAACGATTGGTGTTCGCGGCACGGACTTTTCCAGCACAGTCGATGAGATTGGTCGCTCGACCATAGTTCTTCTCCCCTCATGTCCTACAGGTTGGAAAAATCTTGAGCGAGATTGCGTCGTAGGATCGATCAGCGTGACAACTGATATGGGAACAATATTCCTCACGCGAGCGTTTGAGTCTGTGTCTGTGCAGTCAAATATGACGCAACCTCGTTCTGCGCTACTGAATTTGTCAATGGATCAGATCAATAACATGATCATCGTCACTCCACCTAAGCGCGTTGCCGAATCGGCTGCAACAGTTGTGCGTCAAAAAGATGCGCTCGACGAAAATTTGCTTGGTAAAGATTTCCTGAAATACGACGAGCTCAAGAAAAATTATCTTGAAGAAGATAATAAGTTAGCCAAAAATTATTTGGACACAGATTATCTCGTAGACTTTATTTTTATTGCGAATACTCAGATTCTTGGCAGCGAGCTGGATGAGTTCTCACAACTTCTTCCTAAATATGATCCGAGGACAGGATTAAAGTTCTTCGTCGAAAACGATTTTGTCTATTTGAATCGCGAATCGCTAAACGCATATGCTGAGATCAAGGTACCAACTACCGCTGCAGTCACAACTCGATTTGCGCAAGACGGCGTCGATATCAAGCAAATGGTAAACAGCGCAGGAACAACAACTATTACGATAAAGCAAAGCCAATGAAAACATTTATCGCACTATTATTCATGACAGTTTCTGCGTTTGCTCAAACTGTTCCTACAACTCAAAATAATGCGACTGTGAACATCATAGGAAACAATCAGAATGTTAACATTAGTCAAACTGGCGCTAATCATAGTGTTAATATCAACTCTACTGGAGATGGCGTTCCCGTCTCGGTTACGCAGTCAGGCCTCACGCCTCAGAGTTTTTCGATTACTATTAATTGCGTTAGCAATTGTCCTTCTACACCTTATGTCGTAAATCAATACTGATGGAAAAATTAGGACAACTTCTAACTTCTACATTAGCAGCTGCTATCAGCGGTATTTTGCTGTTGGCGTTGTATATCGTCAATCCAAGTCCGATTGAAATTCTGCAACTAAAAACATTTGACTATCTCATTACTTCGTTAGAACCTAAGAAGTCAGAGGAAGTAGTCTTTGTTGAGTTTGGCGAAAAATCAGTTCAAGAATTTGGTCAATGGCCTTTTGATCGTAGGGACATCGCTGCAACAATCGAGCGTCTGCGTGAAGCTGGCGCTGGTCCTATCGTCCTTCCCATTCTCTTTAGTGAGAAAGATCGCGCGGGTGGCGACGATACTCTTGCTAAGTCCCTTGCAAGCGGTGGTGTGGTTATATCACAAACACCAACAACTCAGTCTAGACCGCCAGACGCAGCTCGCAGAGGGTTTGCTGCTATCGGTGATGATCCTAAACCATGGATTTATACTTGGCCTGGGGCTGTTGCTCCTCTTGGACCTTTTGCAAACGCTTCCGAAGGCGTGGGATTACTCGCTTCACTTCCTGAGCGCGATGGCGTTGTCCGCCGCTTGCCTATGCTGGCTCGCATTGGGGATACATTGTATCCTTCACTTGTACTGGAAACGCTACGAGTTGCTGCTGGAGACCCTTCGTATCAAATTAAATCCTCCGAAGCGGGTGTCGAGTTCGTCCGTATCCCAGCGTTCCCGCCAATCGCAACCGACGAGCGCGGTCGTGTCTGGCTCTCGTGGAACAACGAGTTCGAACGCATCGAAGCTACAGATATCACAAAAGAAAAGATAGAAGGAAAGATAGTAGTCTTAGGATTGACTATCGAAGGCGTTGGTGGCATCGTAGCAACACCAACAGGCGAGAAATGGGCGCATGAGATTCAAGGGCAAGCGCTGCAGACTGTTATCGACGGAACTTCTATAAGTCGTTTGCCTTATGCAAGGATACTAGAAATAACGCTGCTAGGAATAATACTAGCACTATTCCTATTCTTAGTACCAAGGACCAGTGTTCTATGGACAGTTCCTCTCTACGCCGTTTTCGTAGCAGGAGCTTGCACTGGTTCTTATTATATGTTCGCTTCTGCTATGCAATTATGGGACGCAAGTTATTTAGTTTTGGCTGGCTCTGTTAGCTTTGGACATCTAACATACAATAATTTCGCTCGTGAAAACAGATTGAAATTGCAAATCAAAAAGCAGTTCGGAACGTACCTGTCACCAGCTCTCGTCGAGAAACTGCAAAAGAATCCTGAACTACTCAAGCTCGGAGGAGAAACTCGTGAGCTATCAATCATGTTTACTGATGTTCGTGGGTTTACTACTATTAGTGAGCATTATGGAAGCAACGTTCAGGGACTAACTGAAATCATGAATCGCTATATGACAGCGATGACTGCAAAGATTCTTGAGAACAACGGCACGCTTGACAAGTACATCGGCGACGCACAAATGGCGTTTTGGAACGCGCCGTTAGATGACGCTGATCATGCTAAGAATGCTGTGAAAACTGGATTGGAGATGCTTAATGATCTCGACGCTTTTAACGCTTCTATCGCAGCTGAAGGAGTTCCTCCTTTTGGTATGGGCTTGGGCATCAATACTGGTAGTGTGGTCGTTGGCAATATGGGCTCTAGCCAACGTTTTGATTATACCTGCTTGGGGGACAGTGTCAATCTGGCTTCTAGATTGGAAGGACAATCTAAGCCTTATGGTGTCAGGATTATTCTAGGACAGCGCACAGCAGAACTCGTAAAAGACGACTATCTGCTGATCGAACTTGACGAGATCGCTGTCAAGGGCAAGAGCGAAGGCGTGCGAATCTTCACAATCGTAGAAGATAAGCAAATCAATAGAATTTACAGCAGAAATCATGTTTCATTTTTACAAAACTATCGTAAACAAGAATGGGAACAGGCTCTCGATCTGATCAAGGTTCTTGAGACGGCATTCAAGGGCGAGCTGTCATACTATTATCACATGATGCAGGAGCGCATCGAAGAGCTGAAATCGTCAAAACTACCGACAGATTGGGACGGAATTTATCGGGCTACCTCGAAATGAATAAATAGGGAAAAGGCATTTATGGAGTCTCCCGATGGCTGTAACATCATCGCGTCAAGAATTCAAAGATTATATCCTACGTCGTTTAGGCGCACCAGTCATCGACATCAACGTGGATGACGAGCAGGTCGAAGACCGTATCGACGATGCATTGCTTAAGTTCCGCGACTATCACTATGATGGTACGGAAAACGTCTATCTCCCATATCAAGTGACAGCCGAAGATCGAGTCAATAAGTACGTCACGCTTCCAGAGGGAATCATCGGTGTGACGCGCATCTTTGACATCAACGATTCATACAATGCAATGAATCTGTTTAACATTCGCTATCAGCTTCACCTCAACGAACTGTTCAATATCTCGAGCGTATCGGTCACGCCATACGTCGTGGCGATGCGTCACATCGAATTCCTGGAAGAAGTGTTCGTCGGTAAAAAACCGATCCGCTTCAATCGTCACATGGATAGACTCTATATCGACATGAAGTGGAACGAGGATGTGCAGGTAGGTCAATACATCATAATCGACTGCTATCGCACAGTTGATCCAGAAGTATATACAGACGTCTGGAACGATCCTTGGCTAAAACAATATGCTACTGCTCTCGTCAAACGTCAGTGGGGCGAGAACCTCAAGAAGTTCGAAGGCATGAATCTTCCAGGTGGTGTCACGTTCAATGGACAAAAGATCTGGGAAGAAGCTCGCGAAGAGGTTGAGAAGCTCGACAACGAGGTCATCAATAATTACTCGCTGCCCGTCACCGACATGATTGGATAACAATGGCGACTAACAAATACTTCAAATATTTCACATACGGTCGCGAACAAGATGTGGCCGAAGACTTGATCATCGAATCGATCAAGATTCATGGTCTTGACGTGAAGTATTTGCCACGCACCATCATCGGTCCAGATGCATTACTAGGAGAAGATCCGCTTTCCAAGTTCGACGACGCAATCGACATAGAGATGTATGTCAAGAACACGCAGAACTTTGAGGGCGAAGGCGATTTTCTTTCTAAGTTCAATCTTGAGATTCGCGACTCCATGACTCTTGTCATGGCTCGTAAGCGTTGGGAACAGATTGCGAACGAAAAACTCCTGACCGAAGTTGGTTACAACATTCAAGTCGAAGAAGCGGACACGGGAGCATGGGCCAATTCTGTTGCTTTGCGTTTGGAGTCTGGTGGAACTGAAGGTTATCAAACTCTATCGCCGCGTCCGTTCGAAGGCGATTTCATATTCTTTCCGCTCAACAAGAAATTATACGAGATCAAGTTCGTGGAGCACGAGCAGATCTTCTATCAACATGGCAAGCTCTACACATATGAGCTTCGTTGCGAGCTCGTAGATCGCATCACAGGTATCGATCTAGCCACTGGTAACACAGAGATCGACGCAATCGAATCGCGTTATAGTCAAGATATTCTCAATTATCAACTCTTGCATGAAGACGGCGATGTTATGCAGAATGAAGATGGCGAATATATT